AGAGAATTCAGGCCCTAGAACTAGGAAAAGAAGTGCGTTCGTGCTTCTTTTTTGGTATAAAAGTAAAAACCCTTGTGTATCAAGGGTTTTCGTGTGTTGACTACGTTTTTGACTACGCTTCAAGAAATTTTAATAAGCGATCTGCAACATCTGACCGCTGTTTGTCGTTTAAGTGTGTGTACATGTCGAGTGTCGTTTGGATATTCGAGTGGCCTAGCCTGTCAGATATCGTTTTAGGTTCTATACCAGCTTCAAAGAGTAGGCTTGCGTGCGTGTGTCTCAGACTATGCACGCTAAATTGTTTTAACTTATGTTTGCCAAGGAAATATCGCAGTTCATCTCTGAAATGTGCAAAGTCGAAGTAGCCACCCTTTGTATTAGTGATAACAATGTTTTTCGATTTAACACCATATTTAAAAAACAGCTTCTTCTGCTCTAGCTTCCAATTTTTTAAAATCTGTACCGTACTATCGTCTAGCGATATCGTGCGTGCGCTTCGTTTGGTTTTAGGTGACTGAGTAGACAGCTTGCCATTAATCGTGACCAGTGTCTTGCTAACTGATATCGTCTTGTTTTTAAAATCGATATCAGACCATTCAAGGCCTAGCAATTCCCCTCGCCTTAATCCAGTATAGGCCAGTGTGTGCCATGCAGTATACAGGACAGGCCTGGCATCTTTCTTTGCCAGCGTGAGAAATTTGTTTAATTCTTTTTTAGTGAGTGCTATCTTTTCTTTTCGTGGTTTCTGCTGCTTAGGTCGTATGATCCTATCGACTGGATTAGTCTGGACAATATCCAGATGCACAGCATACTTAAATACACGATTGATGATAGACAGATAATTTAAGTAAGTTACATACTTCTTGCTTAATTCTATGACAATCTTTTGCATCATGGCCACGGACACGCTCTCTATTCGAATATCCTTAAAATGATGCTCTATGATAGAATTGAGATAATTCTTTGTATTCTGGTATGTAGTAGGCTTCACAGTCGTTTCATAACTCTCTAACCAGAGATCGGCTACTTCTTTAAATGTCGGCTTGCTAGAATGATCTGTAAATCCATTCTCTTCAATCGATAGCAGTAGTTCCCTTTCTGCTTTCTTGGCTTCCTTCTGCGTTTTAAACCCTCTACGGGTTGTGCGCTTTTGCTTGCCAGTAAACGGATCGACACCCAGATACGCTTGGAGCATATAGCGTGTCTCTCCGTCCTTTGTTAAATATTTCTTAATCATGACAACATCTTGATATTATGCTATACTATGTATAGATTTCAATATCTTTCCTATCTAGCCACCCTTTTGGTTTTACGAGGGTGGCTTTTTTTATTTGTTTTCTAAAATCTGAATTTTTTCGTTCAGATCGTTTATCTTTGCGACATCGCTATTAAGGTTATTGATGTAGTAATTTACCTCATCATTTATATCACTGTAATTGCTGTAGCCACTGATGTTCTGAAAATAATTGATGATATTTCTACAAAAACGAGCATGTTCGTTATAGTAAGCAAGTTCTGATCTCAGGATTTTTAATTCAAATTCCTGTTTATTCCAGTTAGGAAAATCAACATCAAGATTTACAGGAAAATTCTTGACAGAGTGGATTCCCCATAAAGCATGGTATTTATCAGCAATCTCTTTACCTTCTTGACTCGGTTTTGTCCGTTCTCCATCGTCCAATAACAAGCCCTTATCTTTAAATTCCTTTGTTATTTTTTCTGCATTCAAGTTGTAATCAGAAAAGAAGTATTTAGGGATGGTTATAGATGATTTTCTGCCTGTTTTAGTATTTCCCCACCAGACGAGCAGAAGCAACTCTCTCAATTTATAGCCTTCTGATGTCTGATAGCTATCGGTATAACGAGGTGAATCGAAAGAACGGCCCCAAAAATCTTGCATTGTTGGTCTAGTCAAAAGCAAGTCTACATATTCTTTTGTATAGTAGTCTGGACCAGCATAAATGGTTGTTGTGACATTTACTTTTTCTGGCAAGACTCTTTTTTCTTTCTTTTTAAAGAGAAAATCAAAAAATCCCATATTATTTCTCTCTTTCTTCTCTATACACATCCACGACTTTACCGATTATTCTGAAATCGCTGCCCGAATTGATCGGTATATCTTTGTATTTCTTGTTAAAGCTTCTCAAATAGGCCTTATCTTTCTCTATCACCAGTTGTTTGATGTATGCTTCTCCCTCGTAGTCGAATACTCCAACCGTACCACTTGGAAGCTCTACCGTCAATTTAACAAACACATAGTCCCCAGATTTATAATCTGGTTCCATTGAGTCTCCGTAAATCGGGCAGACAAAGTCAGCGTCCACCTTAACTGGTAGCTGGATTGTCTCTATCTGTACCTCATTTAAATATTGCCCCGTACCAGCAGATACAGGTTGGTCGTAGTAGTTATATGCGAAGTACTGGACAGGAACTTCATGTACCTCAGTAAGTCTCTTCTTAGCTTGCTTTTGTTCCTCGAGTTGCCTCTCTGCACAAGTCAGTACATTGCGCTGGTATGGTTCTGGGTCTAGTTCTTTAACTGTATTAACAATTTTGTCAACGATATAATTCTCAACGTTATTTTGTGCTGCTGAACGAACTTCAACAAGATCTGATTTCATCACACCAAAGTAATTTGCAAGCAGTTCTATTTTATCAATACGTGGATATGTTTTGCCATTTATCCAGTCAGAAACAGTCATATACTTCAAGTTCAAATCAGCTACTAGATCATTTCTAGTTTTGCCAGATTTTTGAAGGTAGTAATTTATATTTTGAGACATAATCTCTTTATTTCCTAATGCCATAAAAAACGCTCCTTTCATTACATTTTACGGTTAAAGCGTAAAAAAGTAAAGAAAAATGATAAAAAAATAAAAAAAAACGTATTTTTTTATTGACATCACGGTTTAACCGTGATAAAATATAATCAAGGTTAAGGAATTAACCCAAAACAAAAGAAAGAAAGGACAGTATATAGGGAATTAAATAACGAGGAGGTGAAAGAATGACACAGTTAACGCTAAAAATGTTGAGGGTTCGAAACAACTGGACTCAAGAGCAGGCTGCCAAAAAAGTTGGTGTTTCGAAAGAAACGTGGTCGAATTGGGAAAATTATAAAACGTATCCAGACATACCAAAATTAAAAAAAATCGAATCAGTATTTGAAATATCGTACAACGATATTAATTTTTTAGATTAAATCACGGTTTAACCGTGAATAGAGGGCTTAAAAAATGAATGAATTGATTTTATCAAATAATCTATCTCAGATAGAACTTGAAATTAGCCACCACAAACAAATTGCTGGTCAATCGATTTGGGAAATTGGTAGGCGATTAAATCATGTAAAGGAAAATGATCTTACTCACGGTGAATTCATGGATTGGTACCTCAGTCTCGGTATTGATAAGGATTTCGCTAGTAAATCAATGAAAATTGCTAAAGAACTTCCAAATTTCGAAACGTTTCGAAATTTAGGAACCACAGCACTTCATCTCATTGCAACTCTTCCAGAAGAGGAAAAACAGGAGCAGATACAGCGTATCGAAGACGGTGACACTCCTACAGTGCGAGAGTTGCAGGAAGTTAAGAAGAAACTCAAACTAAGCCAACAAGCAAACGAGCTTCTAAGGGGCGAGAATGAGGCTCTAAAAACTTCTAAAATCGAAGTAAAGGAAATCATCAAAGAGGTCGTTCCAGACGATTACAAGGCCACACAGGAGCTAAATAAGCAACTTCTGGCAAAGAACAAAGAACTTGCAAAAAATATTGAAGCAGTTGAAGAGCGTTCTGAATTTATCAACAACAAATTAAATGACATGATGGCCCAACGTGCAGAAGTTGACCAAAAATCTGCTCAGTACGATGAATTGACCAGAGCGATTGAAGAATCGCAAGGACAACTAAATAGCGTACAGAAGCAGATCTCAGCTTACAAAAATATCACAAGCCTATTGCAAAAAGGGAATGACTTTTTGGCAAGCATGGGCGGTCTGATCTATGCAGATGAAAAGAATGTCTTGAAAGCAGACGGAATCGTTCGAGACGAGTTCGATAGCTTTATCAGTCGAGGGTTGAGATTCTTTAACGACCTGAACGACATTCGCAAAGAAAGCAATATTTTGGAAGGAGAATTTGAATGACAAATGAAATTGCAAAAGCCAACAATGACTTAACTACAGAAGATGTGATGATCCACGCATTGCAGGAACTAAAAAAGCTGAAAGAAGGGCAATCCGTTCTATCAGCCGATGTAGATTATTTGAAAAATGAACAACCAGTAAATCCGTCAATTTGTTTAGCGCTTGAAAAAATGCGTAAGCAAAAGGTTGTCGAACTGCTGGGCGGTAAAGATAGCCAAGCATACAAAGATCGTAAGTTTGCCCAGTCGGTATTTTCGCAGGCAGCCAAAGATTTCAAGGAATATTTCCAAATCCCACGATATGACTTGCTGAAACGTAAGGACGAAGAACAAGCATTCGACTATTGGGGAAGCCGGGAACCATCAGCCAACACTAAATTAGAGATCAAAAACCGTAACGGCCAAATGAGCTTGGTTGGTTGAAATGGCCAGAAAAAATAAAAAAAAGCACTTTTCGAAAAAAGCGCTCACAAAAATTAACTAAATTAATTATAACACAGAATAGAGAGATAGACAATGATTGAAGAATTGATAAAAGAACAAATCAGAGAAATCTATCTTGAAGCGAAAGAACAAGCTAAGAGAGAGTTGCTACCAATTAGTCAAGCAGAACTGCAAGAAATGTTTGGTTTCAGCAATGAATATCTAAAGCGTTTAAAACGTAAGGGCTTGAAGTATCGCAAGCAAGGGAAGTACATCATGTACGATCTGAACGATGTACACGAGATATTGGAATTAGAAAAGGAAATACAAAATGTATAGTGAAATTTTAGGATGCATGACCATCGCAGGAACATTTTTTGTAGCAGGATTTGCTGGTGCAGTTTTGGACTTTAAACGTGCGCAACGGAAGAAAGCGCGTGAACGTAAGTTAGAAATAGCAATGGAACAATACAACAATGATATTGACGAAGCAATGGCGCTTGGTGAACAACGTGTATTCGACCACTTAGCAGAAGCACGGAAACATTCATACTCTGACAATGATTGGGGTACAGCAGATGTTTTTTAAAAAGTCGAGAAAGATCAAAGAACTAGAAGATCTTGTCAGATATTACAAACGCAGAAATGTCGAGCAAACAAATCTTGTACGAGTTTTGGTAAACGATCTCGAAAAATACAAAAAGAGGGTAGCGGATGAAAATAGATGAAGTTAGACGGAATGTTTTTTATCAATTCCCGCAATGGCTGCTTGATAAAGAGCATGAAGAATTGAGCCTCAGAGCAAAAATTGTTTACATGCTGATCTTCGACAGACGCACATTGTCGGTTAAAAACAACTGGCACGATCAAAATGGTGAAGTGTATGTTTATTTCACGATTGAGGAATTTATGGAAAAGCTATCTTGTAGTCGTCAATCAGTAATCAATGCAAAGAAAGAATTGCAAGATTATGGCTTGATTAAAGAGGATCAGCAAGGTATGAATCGCCCTAATCGTATATATATCAACGGAAGTCTAAAAAATAGACTTCAGGAAGTCCAAAATTTAGACGCAGGAAGTCTAAAAAATAGACTTCAGGAAGTCCAAAATTTAGACGGAATCAAGACTAATATAATCAATACTGATATTAACCAGACTAATAATAACCATGTCGTCGACAATAAGCGTCAAAAATCATTTTCACAAATTTTGAAAGACAGTGAAATCAGAATCAATGAGAGACAAGCTCAGATGTTACTTGAATATGTGGCATTAGATCATTTCACAGTGCCGATGATTCAATATGCAGTGGAAAAAACAGAAGACGCAGGGACTACTAGTTTTAACTATCTGGATAAGATTTTAAAGTCTTGGCGAGACAAAGGTTTTACCAGCCTCAAAGAAGTCGAAGAAGCAGAACAAAAATTCTACGAGAAAAAAGAAAGTCATTCAATTGGGACAGACATTCCAGAATGGTCAGTACTTCACCCGAAAAACCAAGCGAAAGAACCGCAGAGGGTTTTAACACGAGAGGAGTTTTTGGCAATAGATGACTAGTATTAATTATGAAAAGGCTGCTACTGATCTCGACCTATTCCACGAGTTCAAACGGTATATGCAAGAATACTTTAATACGCAGATCACGAAAGAACAATTTTTGAATTTTGTAGATTTGTGCGAAAAGAAAAAATATTACTTGAATCCGTTTCAAATGTGCGCATGGGTTTTGAATAAACCAGTAGAAGTCATAGAAGACAGATGGTATCAGAAGAGGGGCGACAATGTTTAGAGAAGACGATGACGACTATTTTGAAAGTCGAGAATCAAGAGATCCAGATCTATGGCATTGGTATGGATCGGGTTATCGCTATTTAGGCGATGATGATGAAATTTGAAATGAAAAACAGGAGATAAAACAATGACAAACAACCAAGTGGCAGTTAAAACAACAGGAGACTTTCTCACGAACCCGCAACTATTGAGCGCCAAGATCGTAAAACAGTATCTTGACCCGTCTGGCAAAGCCAATGATGAAGAACTTGCTTACTTTATTGCAACTTGTAAAGAGCGCAATCTAAACCCGTTTACCAAAGAGGTTTACTTTATCAAGTACGGAACGAACCCAGCACAAGTAGTTGTTTCAAAAGATGCCTTTATGAAGCGAGCTGAACAAAATCCAAACTTTGACGGATTTGAAGCTGGTATCGTGGTGGAAACGCCAGAGGGTGAAATCAAACAAATCACAGGTACGATCCACAGCAAGAATGACGAACTTTTGGGAGGCTGGGCTAAAGTCTATCGCAAAGACCGTAGCTTTCCTATCGAGGTGGACGCAGACTTTAAAGCATATAACACTGGCAAGTCTATGTGGGCTAAAATGCCAGCATTAATGATCCGTAAGGTGGCCCTTGTATCTGCAATGCGTGAAGCGTTTAGCGAAAACGTGGGAGGCCTATACACTGCAGACGAAATGGAACAAGCGCAACCTATTGATGTGACACCTAAAGAAACCCGTGAGGAAGTCATGAAGCGTAAACAAGCGCAGATTGAACAGATGAAACAGGAGCAACCAAAGAAAGAAGTTGAGCCAATCGAAAACACGGGATATCAAGTGGAAGAAATGCCTTTTGTGGCAGAAGAACTGCCAGAAGAAATTGACTTACCGTTTACTTAAAGGGGGACACAGAAAAAATGAAAGAAGCAGAAAAAGCAAACCAGCTCGACAATATCCAGATTAACTTTGAACCTGCCAAAGTCGCATTTAGCGACTTTGGAGCGTTCGAGGCTGGGATTGAACAAGCTATCGCAAAGTATGGAACGTTTGACCTTGAAGTCAACACAATTGAAGAAGTTAAACAAGCCCGCACAGACTTGAACAAATTGAGCAAGAGCCTTGAAGATCGCAGAAAAGAAATCAAGGGTAAAATAAACGAGCCTTACACTGAATTTGAAAAGGCTTATAAAGTACCTTACGGCAAGCTGGAAGATTTGATCGATATCTTGAAACAACAGATAGATGGCTATGAGGACGCTCAGAAGGAATTGCGACAAGATACGGTGCGTAACTGGTTTAAAGAGAAAGCTATTGAAGGCAATCTAAACCCAGAAATCTTTGAGCAATATCTTATCGGATACACCAAAGCTGGGCAATTTAAAAAGGACAGTTTCCGACTCTTGAAGAAGACTGAAACCGAGTTAGAAGACATTGTCCTTGCTGAATTGCAAAAGCAAAATCAGAAAGATCAAGATATTTCAATCATCAGCAGTCAGTGCGCCACTCACAACATCGGTCCAGCTACTTATATCAGAGCGTATGAAAGCGGTCAGACACTCGCAGAGGTGCTTGATAGTATCACTGCAGATGTCGAGAGTGCCAAGCTATTTAAAGAGCGCCAAGAAGCACAGAAGCGAGCAGAAGAAGAACGCAAGGCAGAAATTGAGCGTATGGCTAAGGAACAAGCAGAAGCAAGTATTAAAGCCTACGATGCAGAAACTGGCGAGGTTATCGAAGATGAATCAAAGCCAGAACCAGCAAGCGACAAGTATGTTACTACTATCAAATTCTGGTTTGATTTAGAACAAGCTAAACAATTCAAAGAGTGGCTAGATGCTCATAACATCAAATTTGAAACAGTGGAAGGAATGAAAAAATGTTAAATTCAACGTGCCTTGTCGGGCGCTTAACCAAAGACGCAGAGCTTAGATACACGACAAACAACCAAGCAGTAGCAACTTTCACGCTTGCAGTCAATCGTAATTTCAAAAGCCAAAACGGAGAGCGTGAAGCAGATTTTATAAACTGCGTGATTTGGCGACAGCAAGCAGAAAATTTGGCTAACTGGTGCAAGAAAGGAGCTTTGATTGGGATCACGGGACGTATTCAGACACGAAGTTACGAGAATCAACAAGGACAGCGGGTATATGTGACCGAAGTTGTAGCAGATAGTTTCCAACTTTTGGAATTTAATAAGCAGAACGACCAAGGCCATTTGCAAGGACAAAGCCAGCCAGATTTCTCACGGCAGGCAGAGCCTATGAACATCCTTGATAGCGACCTTCCATTCTGAGGTGTTGAACAATGATTAAATTAACAATACCTATCGAACCAAAAGCCCAAACCCGCCCAAAATTTGGGCGAGGAGGGGCATACGAAGACCCAAAAATGAAAGCGTGGCGAAATTCTGCTACATACCTAATTAAAAGCCTATATAAGGGCGAGAAGATGCAAGGCTATCTTAAAACAGAAGTCACGTTTTATCTGAAAGCACCTCAAATCGTATCAAAGAAACCCACACCAAAAGCTAAAGCGAAAACGTGGGAACGATATGAGCGATTTTTAAACGAGAAAATCTATTGTGCCAAAAAACCAGATCTTGACAATTTGGAAAAAGCAATATATGACAGCATTTCAGATGCCAACTGCGTTTGGTGGGACGATAACCAAGTTGTAGAGCATACAACAAGAAAGGTCTACTCACCAAACCCACGAATTGAAATAAAAATCAAAAAAATTTAGGAGATAACAACAATGAACAAAAAATTAGTTTTAGCAACAGTAGCAACAATCGCAGCAGTCGGAACAGCAACAGGAGTGAAAGCAGATGAAGTACAAGGAACAACTGGAGCAGGAAATAGCGCAAGCGGAATTATGGCTTCAAATAGCGGAAGATCTGGAGAAGAAAAAAATGAAACAGCGTCAACTGTTGAACAACCAACTGCTAAAAATCCAGATGCAGAAGCAGGAAGCGAAAGCAACAATTCAAACCAACAAGGAAAGGCTACACAATTTACAAAAGATGGGACCGATATTCAAGTAACCAATCCAGAAGTAGAAATCGACCAATCAAAAGGCACAGGAAAATACCAAGGCTTTACAGTCGAGTATAAAAACGTGCATTTTCCAGATGATATGGAAATCAAAGAGGGCGATAAAGTCACATTTAACTTGCCAGAAGAAATCAACTTTCAGACTAAGTATGAATTTGACGTGAAAAATCCAGAGGATGCTGTGGTTGGCAAGGCTTCTACTAATCCTGAAGATCGTACTGTGACCACAGTATTCAATGACTATTTTGCAACTCACCCATTGAACAAGCAAATGTCATTGAAGCTGGACGCTCAATGGACTGATAAGGTTGAATCTGGTAAACCGGTAAATGTGAATTTTAACGGTACAGTGGTTACTGCTAACATTGGGAAAGAACAAGTCATCGGTAAAGATGAGTTACTTGCTAAGTGGGGTAGTCAAGATAAAGATGATCCAACAGTTATTAACTGGACAGCTCGTGTGAACTATGCAAAACGTGTATTAAACTACGTAACCATCATTGATGAGATGAGCGAAAACCAAAAACTGGTAGACGACTACTTTGAAATTAAGAGTATTGAAAGTTTAGATCCTTGGATTGATAAAGGATCTGCTATGGATCTTGTGAAATCCATCAGTAAGTCGGATCATGGATTTACAATCACTATGGATCGTTTGGATCACATGATCTATATTAACTATAAGACTAAACTTGTTAATGCAGTTAAGGATAGTAATAATCCAACTAACAAAATTGAGCTTAAAGCTGAGTCCGATGGAGCTACCTCATATAGCTATGTACAGCTTGTGGGAGGTAAAGGTGATGCAAGTGGTGAGAATAAACCAGTTTGGGAAATTCCAAACGACGCTCCGAAATACGAGAAGCCATCAATCGATTTGAAAGATATTCCGCTTATGCCTCCTGCGCCTATCGTGGAAATCCCAGAATGGAAAGGCGGGGTAACGCCTCCAGACGCACCAAGTATTGATAAACCTGAATGGCAAGGAGGAACAGTGCCATTTGACGCTCCGATTTTGGAGAAACCGGAAATCAATATTGAGGATATCCCGATGATGCCACCAGCTCCAGTATTGGAAAAACCAGAATTTATCATCGATATTCCAGATTCAAAACCACAATCTAAACAGGATAAACCAAACACACCTACTACAATCGTTTCTAAGCCGTCTAAAACGACTGTAGAGCCTCAGAAAGAGCAAGTGAATGTTATTTATCAACCGACTGAAACAAACGCTCATACGCTCCCTAATACAGGTTCTGAGAGTACTCTCATTCTTTCGTTCGCTGGTATGTTTATTTTGGGTGGTATCGCACGAATCGCATTAAAGCGTGAAGAGTAATGGCTAAGATCGTAATGGAGTTTTTTAGGCAGTACGACAAGCTCATGGAAGAGCAAGGGTCTGCCAGCGCATTTTGGGATAAGATAGGCAGCGATAAAACGGCCGGATATATCCGCAACGCCAAACGTGTGAAGAAAATGCCACCACCAACTCAACTCAAAAAGTTGGAAGGATATCTTGATAATCAATTTCTACTTGAATGTATGCAGTTCTATAGCGATTATTATCCAGATCGCATGACGACTAAAATGGAAATGGCACTAGATGAATTTATTTTTAAGTATCGACAACGAGGCAGAAAAAGAGAACGTAAGTTATTATCTCAACTGCATCTGGAACGTGCGTGGGCGCTAGGTGCTTAATGTAAGGCTGGCAGATTTTAAACGGTCTGCTGGTCATAACCTCACAAACTAAAATATTATACACTGATACGAAGCGAGTGGGGCGCTTCAAACTGAGCCGTGATAAAACTACTGGTTTTATGCCTTAACACACGGCTGGCCTGTATATCAATCTATAAATAAATAAAGGAGAGTCCTTTCTTAATTTATTATCATACAAGTAAGTCTGATATACGCTTACGACTAACATCCTATATTGGTATGAGGCTTGGAAACCTCAGAGGGTTCGATTCCCTCTATAGGATTAGGACGGGAATAGGACTCCTTATGATACATTCTTTATTTCACTGCTATCGCCCCTGTCCCGATAGCTGGCCAGTTGTAGACTCCTTTAGATGGTGCAACCCCATCTACTGGCCATTGCTCACTATAAAATTAGAAAGGCTCTCTAATCTGTTTTTCTGAAAAAGGGGAGCAGAGCAACTCCCTTATTTTAGTAAAGTAGATAGAGATTATTATGGATATTGATTTAATTAAGCGATCAATTCGACTGGATCGACAGCGACTACAGGATACGAGTAGCGACTTGCTCATACAAAAAAACATTGGTAAAACGGCAGTGATTGGACGATCACGAGCGATAAAAGAAAGGATCAACAAAAACATTATGGCATTAGAAAAGGAATTAGTAACGTTAACCAAGAAATGGTTTATCGACCGTGACCTTGAACACGGTGGACGGTTGGACAAGCAGGCTCTTAAATTAAGCGAGGAATTCGGTGAGCTATGCGCTGGATATCTCAAACAAAATGAGAAGCTGACCAAGGATAGTATCGGTGATTGTGCGGTAGTGATTGTAGGGCTTGCATTACTCATTAAAGAAGATGTACATAGTATCTTTGAGGAATCTGACAACATCAGACGCAAAGATGTGATGGAATGTTTTAAATTGCTAAATGCGAACATTTCAGAATTTCAACTATCGCAAGAATTAGCAAGTAAGGAAATGTGTAAACACAATCTAGTACGTGCGGTGGCTTATCTGAAATCTATTAGTAAGGCCCTCAACTACGACTTTGCGGATTGTTTTGAGGTGGCATATAACGAAATTAAGGATCGTAAAGGTAAATGGATTGATGGTACGTTTGTGAAAGAAGAGGATTTACCACATGAATAAAGATAAAGTTTATTTAAAGGGTTATGTGATAGGGCGTGCTGCAGATACATTAGGTTTTCAAGGACTGCTGGTTCAGCTTGAAAACTTGGATGTGGTAGAAATTGATAAAAACCTTATGCATAGAGATATTAACGAACCGCAGAAAGTCACAGTACCGCAGTTTGTTGCTGACTGGATCAAGTATTGCAAAAATACGGGTGTAACCTTGGTCCGAGCTTTACTAGTTGAAGAAATCGATCTTTACAATTA